ATGAATCGTAAACAACGCAGGAAGGCGGGAATAAAAACAAAAGTTCCAACGTACAACTTGACTCAAGAACAACTATATTCTGAAATCAGAAAAGGTGTTGAGGAATACAGAGAGCAACTACGAAGCGAAGCTGTAGACGATGCATTGAGAGTATTAGCATATGTTCCTTTGATGGTATTGAGAGACAAGTTTGGATTCGGGAAAGTACGACTTGATAAGTTTTTAAAAGAGTTTGCTGAATTGGTAGATTGTGTTGAGAATGATTATGTTGGATTTGAAGATATGATCGAGACGATAAAAGACGAGACAGGTTTGGTTATTACTGATTATATTAAATTCTAGGAGTGATAAGGATTGAACAATTATACTAGAAACAAGTTAGCACGAGAGATACGCAAGTACTACTTAGCAAAGGAAGGACTACTTGCTATCGACGATAAGATTAAAGTGCTACAGTCACGCAAGAGTGGAGTCAAAGGGATAGACATGAGTGCTATCCCGAATTACGGCGGTGGTAGTAGGTACGAGGATAGTTTGCTGGATATTATAAGCGACTTGGATATGCTTGAGAAGAACAAACGATACATACAAGAAAGTTGTGTATGTGTTGAAAAAGCATTGATGAGTTTAAGTGATATGAAGCGAGAGCTACTGTTGAAGTTGTACGGAGAGAGATGTAACATCGAGTATTTAAAAAGACATTTTAATTATGAGAAGAGTGCTATTTATTCTATAGCTAACAAAGCACTTGAGGACTTTGGACTTAGTTTGTACGGAGAATAAGTGTGGAAAAAACGTGGACTATTTTTGACATATCATATGTTATTATGATATTGGGGAATAGTTAATAAGAGTCATATTTCACCTCCTGAAATTTTTTACATTCAATGCTAGAAGCTGATACATTATTGTATCGGCTTTTTGTTTTGTAAAAAGAGAGGAGAGAATATGAACAATTCATTCTATAAAAGAAAAGGCTGGAGAGTCAAGCGAATAAACATACTCAAGCGAGATAACTACGAGTGTCAAGAGTGTAAGAGATATGGAAAGAGTGTGGATGCGACTACAGTACATCACATCTATCCTTATCAAGAGTATCCTGACTTAGCACTTGAGAGCGACAATCTCATAAGCTTATGTAATAGATGTCATGAGCTGATGCACGACAGAGGAACACAAGAAATAACGCAACTTGGAAAAGCTTGGCAAGTTCGAGCTGACAAGAAATTAAAAACAAAAGAAAACAAAAAAAGTTGAAGATGAAAAATTTTAAACTTCAAAAATCAAAACATAATCCCCCCACTGTACTTCGACACTTTAAAGTCGTAGGGGAACGGCGGGGGGATAGCTTTTTATATTTGCGAAAATAATGGCGATCGGGGGTGACGATAGAATTCATGAAAAACACAAAAACAGCATACAAAAGAGCAGTAATCAAAAATTTAAAAGACTTAGGAATCTACAAAGACGAATACGAAGACATGGTCGATATATACTCAGGAATGATATTCCAATACGCTACATTTGAAAAAGCATTTGAAGAATCAGGATTCAAAGTAGAAGAAGAATACACAAACAAAGCTGGAGCAACGAACATGAGAAAAGTACCATTATATACTGCAATGGAATCACTTAGAAAAGACATAGCAACATATTCTGACAAGCTTGGACTCAATCCAAAGTCTTTGGAGAGCATATCTCAAGAAAAACTCAAAGCAACAGGATTAGATGAAATTCTATCTAACCTATAATGAAAGATTTTAACAAATATGAAAACTACAAAACAGTTATTAACTACTGTGAAGACATAAAATCAGGTAAAATCTTAGCAAATCGTGAGCAAATTCAAGGTATTGAACGCTTTTTGAACATGCTTGATGACGATAGATACGAACTCAGACCATCTGAACCTGAAATCATAATCAAACTGATTGAAAAAACAATAAAACATAGACAAGGTGAACAACTGGACGGAACTCCCATGCGAGACCGTCCTTTTTTATTACAGCCTTGGCACAAGTACATCATTTATAACATCGTAGGTTTTTGGCACAAAGGAACGAACATCTTAAAGCACCATGAGTGTTTTATCTATATTCCACGTAAAAACACAAAAACAACATTCGCAAGTAGTCTTGCATGGGCACTCAGTATTTATTTCAGAAAGTCTGGATCAAAATGTTACATTGTCGCAAATGCGATGCAACAAGCAAGAGAATCCTTCGACTTCATCAAATTCAATATAGAAAAACTTAATGCCGACAAGTCATTCATAATAAAAGACTCAAACGTGGAAAGAAGTATTGAACGTAACTTTGACGATGGATTCATGAGAATACAAGCACTTGCAAGCTCAACAGATAGACAAGACTCATTGAACTGTAACTTGGCAATTGCAGATGAATTACACGCATATAAGAATCCAAAGCAATACAACATAATCAAGGAAGCAATGAAAGCATATACAAACAGACTGATGATAGGAATAACAACTGCGGGCGATAACATGAATTCATTCTGCTATAACCGTCTGAAATATTGTCAGAAAGTACTCAATGGCACAGTAGACGATGAGCAATACTTCATCTTTATTGCAAAAGCTGACGAAAGAGAAGATGGGAGTGTCGACTACACAAATCCAATCGAACACGAAAAAGCAAATCCGATGTACAGAATTACAATACGTCCTGACGAAATGCTCACAGGTGCAAATCAAGCACAAAACGATCCACAAAGCAGAAAAGACTTCTTAGCAAAGAGTTTGAACATTTACACATCAAGCACAAAAGCATATTTCAATATCGACACTTTCAGAAATAGTGACAGCAACTATAACTGGACTATCGAAGAGCTATCAAAACTACCTATCAGTTGGTTTGGTGGTGCTGACTTATCAAAAATGCACGATTTAACAGCTGCTGCACTGTATGGCACATATAAAGATGTGGACATAATAATCACACATGCTTTCTTCCCTGTAACACGTGCATATTTAAAAGCAGAAGAGGATAACATTCCGTTGTTTGGTTGGTTAGATGATGGCAACTTAACAATGACGAATGGAGATATCACAAATCACGCAGACATTGTGAAGTGGTTCATGATGATGAGAGAAAAAGGATTCAAAATCAAGCAATTAGGTTTTGACAGAAAATTCGCTGAAGAATTCTATCTGATGATGAAAAAAGAACGATTCAACATAGTTGATGAACCTCAACTCTTTATCAATAAATCAAAAGGATTCAGAAGAATTGAACAAAAAGCAATAGCAGGGAAATTATACTACATGCATTCTGATGCTTATGAATACTGTGTAGAAAACGTCCATGGAATAGAAAAAACTGACGACATGATTCAATACGAAAAAGTGATGCCGAACATGAGAATTGACTTGTTCGACTCAAGCGTATTTGCAGCATGTCGTTTTTTAAATAACTTAGAAAATTCAAATATGGCAACAAAATGGCTAAAAAGCTAGGAGGTGAATAGAATGGGAATTTTTAACAGAAAAAAGATAGAAAAAAGAGAAATAAAAAGAACAATGACACCATCACAAGCTTGGTTTGTGACTGATGGTAACGACGGTGGGCTATGCTGTGCAGGATATAGAAGGCTTATTGATTGTCCTGAGATTCGTACAGCGATAGAACGTATTGCAGAAATAATCTCAACAATGACGATTCACTTGATGAAAAATACAGAAGATGGCGACAAAAGAATAATCAATGAATTATCAAGAAAAATAGATATAACTCCAAATCACTATATGTCACGACAAGCACTTATTCATTGGATCGTGAAGAAAATGTTGATTGATGGAAATGCAATCTGTTCTGTAAAAACAAAGAAAAACTTGATTGATTCAATCAATCCATTAACTTCGGGATATACCTTCGTCGGCAACAATCAAGGATATGAAATCAGAATCAACGACAAAAAATACAAAAGCGATGAATTATTGCACTTCAAATACAATCCAAACCTTGACAATCCTTGGCTTGGTGACGGTTACACTGTAACGCTTAGAGATATAGCACAAAACTTGAAACAAGCAGGACACACGACAAATGAATTCATGAGTAATCGTGTAATTCCAAACTTAATTGTCAAGGTCGATGCACTAACAGATGACTTGGCAAGTGCCGAGGGTCGTGCAGAAGTTTACGACAAATTCGTAACAGCAAGCAAATCAGGAGAACCTTGGATAATTCCATCGGGTTTGATTGACGTACAACAAGTAAAGCCGTTGACACTCAATGACATAGCAATAAAAGACACAATCGAACTATCAAAAACAGCAGTAGCAAGTATATTAGGAGTTCCAAAGTTCTTGCTTGGAATTGGAGAATTCAATAACAACGAATACAACAACTTTATAAGAACAAGGATCATGGGTATTGCAAAATGTATCGAACAAGAATTGACTGCGAAGTTACTACTTGCTGATGATTTGTATTTCAAATTTAATGCAAGAAGTATTTACAGTTATAATTTGCAAGACTTATCGGAAGTGTATTTGAACTTGTATCAATCAGGAATTGTGACTGGAAATGAGGTCAGAGACGTAATTGGATTGACACCTTTAAAAGACCTTAATGAGTTAACAATCTTAGAAAACTATATACCACAGAGCAAGATAGGGAATCAGAAAAAACTGGAGGGAGGTGAAACAAATGAAAACGAAACAAATACGCTCAATGACGACGGAAATTAAAGGCGAAAGCGACGACAATCAAAAAGTAATCAGAGGATACTTTGCAGTGTTTGATGATGAGACAAACTTGTATGACAAAGTATTTGAGAAATTAGATCGTGGAGCTTTTAATAACTCAATAAATTCTGATGTAAGAGCACTGATAAACCACGATACATCACTTGTGTTGGGAAGAACAACAAGTAACACTCTTAAACTTCGTACAGATAATAAGGGCTTATATGGGGAAATCTACATCAACGAAAAAGACACTGATGCAATGAACATATACGAACGAGTTAAAAGAGGAGATGTGAGCCAATGTAGTTTTGGATTTACTGTAAACGACGAAGACGTCGAGTACAGAGACGATGATACAGCACACTTCACAATCAAAGACTTAGACTTGTACGAAGTGTCAGTGTGCACGTTCCCTGCATACGCTAATACAGGTGTGGAAGCAAGGGAAAAACAAGTGCAAGAACATAAAAAAAGAGAATTACAAATCAAAAAAGACAGATTAAAGGAGAGACTACAAAATGCTTAGAAAATTAATGTTGGCAAAAAGACTATCAGAAAAGCAAGAAAAACTTACAGAATTGAGAAACGCTTTATCTGATATCGAAAAAAGAGAAGAAGAACTTGCAACTGCAATCGATGAAGCAAAAACGGAAGAAGAATTGCGAGTTGTGAACGATGAAATCGACAAAATCGAAAAAGAGAAAAAAGAAAACGCTGAAAATTCTAAAAAGCTAGAAGATGAGATTGCGGAAATTGAAAAAGAGCAATCTGAACTAGATGAAAAAGAAAAAGAAGCAGAAGAACAAGACGAAAAAGAAGAAATCACAGAAGAAAAAAGAGAGAAAGAAGAGGTATATCAAGTGAGAACAAAGAACTTTGGTGGAATGACAAGAGAAGAAGTGGAAAACATTGTTAAAAGAGAAGATGTAAAAGAATTCTTGACAAGAGCAAGAGAATTAAAAGGCGAAACAAGAGCAGTCAAGGGAGCAGAATTAGGAATCCCTGAGGTGTTATTGGATGTATTAAGAGATAACATTCATCAATACTCAAAACTAATTTCAAAAATTAATTTAAGAAAAGTTAGAGGAACATCAAGAGCAATTATCGCAGGTAATATTCCTGAGGCTGTATGGACTGAAGCATGTGCGAAACTTAATGAATTAGAAATCAACTTTAATGAAATCGAAATCGACGGATACAAAGTTGGTGGATTTATCGCAATCTGTAATGCAACACTAGAAGATGCAACTGACATTGGTTTATACAACGAAATCATGACAATGTTAGCACAAGCAATCGGCTTGGCATTAGATAAAGCAATCCTATACGGAACAGGTAAAAAAATGCCACTAGGTATCGTAACAAGACTTGCACAAAAGGCACAGCCTGAAAATTATTCCGTAAAAGCTAGAAAATGGGTAGACTTGTCGACAACAAACATCAAACAAGTTGCAGGAACAAAAGCTGAAGAATTAATCGCAAACTTACTTGTTGAAGCATCAAACGCAAAAGCAAATTATTCAAAAGGCAAAAAGTTCTGGGCAATGAACGAAGCAACATACACATTATTACAATCAAAACTAATCGCATTTAATTCAAATGCAGCATTAGTATCTGCAATCAACAATACGATGCCGATTTTGACTGGTGATATTGTAACACTTCCATTCCTTGCAGAAGGTGACATTATCGGTGGATACGGCGATTTATACGTGTTAGCAGAACGTTCAGGAATGAGTTTAGCTTCATCAGATCAAGTACAATTTATCGAAGAAAACACAGTGATCAAAGCATCTGCAAGATACGACGGAAAACCAACAATCGCTGAAGGATTCGTTGCACTTAACATCTCAGGAAAAGCACCAACTACAACAATGCAATTTGCTGAAGACAAAGCAAACGCTGGGAAAGTTGCTGAAGCATAATGAAGATTAAAGTATTAAAAGAGTTTTACGATAAAAAAGAAAGTGTCATGCGAAATGTCGGTGACACTTTTGTCGTAAATCAAGAAAGATACAGAGAAATATACGAAAATTTAAAAGCTCATTGTTCGCAATGTCACTGGATTGAAGAGGTGAAAGAAGATGGACATAGCACTAAAGTTAGTAAAAACACAACTGGGGATAAGCACACAAACAAGAGATGAGTATATTGAAGCTGTACTGAAAGGTACGTTGAATGAACTCAAAGAAATTCAAGGACTTAACCTCGACATCGAAAATCCTCAACATTTGATGTTCTTGGTCGATTACACTGTGTGGCGATACAACTCAAAAGATGAAGACACAGGAATGCCTGAAAGGTTACATTGGAGACTTCGTAACTTGATGGTTCATGGTGCGAAATAATGAACACATTTAATGATGATGTAACACTCATAAAAAGAGAACAAAAAGGCTTTGATGACTACGGAAATCCAAAAATCGAAGTAACAAGAACAAACTTGATGTGTAACGTACGCTCAATATATCGTTCAGAATTCTATCAAGCAAGTACAGCTGACTACAAACCGACGATACAAATCACTATACACGATTTTGAGTACAACAATGAGCAAGAAGTCGAGTATAAAGGAAAAACCTTGTGGGTTATAAGAGCATACAAAGATTATGAGCTTATAGAACTTACGCTTGGTGAAAAGCTTGGTGGTAGGTAATGGCGATTCAAATAAATATTGAAGATGGCGACATCGAATACGAAATCTCAAAAATGTTGAATGACTACAGCGATGAAATCAAAGAAAAAACACATAGACTTGCACAAAAGACGGCACTTGATGGTGCTAAAAAGTTAAAAGGCAAAGGCAATGGAAGATGGATCAAGTACAACGGTGGTTGGGGAATCACAAAAAAAGGTGAAGCATACATCATTCACAACAAAAAGTACTACCAACTTACACACTTGTTGGAATTCGGGCACGTGTCTGCTAACCAATACGGTCGCTACAACAAAAGAGTTAGAGCTTATCCACATATCGCACCTGTGGAAAAAGAAGTCAATCAAAAATTTGAGCAAGAAGTCAAAAAGATTATAGAGAGTGCTGAATAATGAAAGCAAAAGAACTATACAAAATTTTGAGTAGTGCAAAAATACCGTGTGCGTACATGGTTCATACAGAAAAAGTTAGTCCACCATTTCTAATTTATCGTGGAAGTGGAGCAAATAATTTCAAATCAGACGATGAAGTGTATTACACAGACTATAGCTACACGATTGAGTATTACTTCAAAGAAAAAGATGAAGAAAAAGAAGAAGCAATAGAGAAAGTATTAAATCAAAACAAGATAATATGGGAGAAATCTGAAGACATCTACATTGATTCTGAAAAACTATTTTTGATTTATTACACAATTTAAACTATCAATAATTTCTAAAACTTGAAAAACATTAACAAAAAACATAAACACAAAGGAGAAAACACATGGCAAATAAAGTTAAATTTGGATTGAGAAATGTTCACATATTTCCAATCGAATCAGAGGACGCAGAAAAAACAGTATATGGCGAAATGTTCAAAATGCCGGGGGCAGTAAACTTGTCAATTAAACCATCAGGGGACTCAAATCCATTTTACGCAGACGACATCGAGTATTTCAACACTTACTCGAATAACGGATACGAAGGCGACATGGAATTCGCAATGCTTACTGAAGAATTCCAAATCAAAATACTTGGTATGACAAAAGACAAAAACGGAGCATTAATCGAAGGAATCAACGACAAATCACACAGATTCGCAATGGCTTACGAAATTCAAGGCGATGAAAAAGCAACAAGACATATCTTATACGCTTGTTCTGCTGCAAGACCTGACTCAGAAGCAAATACAATGGAAGAAGGAAAGAAAACACCTCAAACGGATAAGTTAAACTTCTCATGTTCAGGTGCAATGGACACTGGATACGTAAAAGCAAGAGTTGAACAAGGCTCTGAAGCATACAAGACATTCTTTGAAAAAGTGTATCAAGTAGTACCAAACTCAGAGGTTTAGTCTATGATAAAAACAATCAAGATAGACGGTAAAGATGTACAATTCAAGGCAAGTGCGACATTTGCCTTGAAGTACAAATCTTACTTCGATAAAGACATTCTCACAATCATACTTCCTGCAATGGGAGAAGTGTTAAGAGGACTTGACAGTATGGGAATTATCGAAGAAACGAAAAAGAGTGAAAAAACAGAAATAACAGCAGAATTCTTAGCAACAATTCTTGAAAACTTATATTCTGTAGAAATGGTTGACATACTTCAAATAATTTGGGTATGTGCAAAATCGGCAGACGAGACAATTCCTGATTGCGAAACTTGGATTGATTCTTTTGATGAGTTCCCAATTTTTGAAATCGCAGTTGAGGTGTTCAAACTCATACTTCCAACGTTCTTCAGTAAAAAAAAATTAAGTTCGATAGAAAAGATGATAAATCCAAACTTGAAAAAGTCGACGAAGTAACGATTGAAACTTTGATGACAGGGGCAATTCAAAGAGGATTGACCTTGCCAGACTTCAACGACTTGACTGTCGGACAAATTGTTGACTACTGCATTGAGTACAACAACTCAAACTATACGGAAGACGAAAAAGAAAAAGAAGACACAGTCAGAGAAGCAACTCAAGAGGACATGGATAGATGGTAGCAAGGAGTAAACAATGGCTGGAAATATTAAAGGTATAACAATTGAAATCGGCGGCGATACTTCAAAGCTACAAAACGCATTGAAAGACGTCAACTCAACAAGTAGGGATTTGAATAAACAGCTTAGAGACGTAAACAAATCACTAAAATTCAATCCCAAAAATGTTGAGGTCGCCGAACAAAAACAAAGAACACTTGCAAACGCAATCGAAAACACAAAAAAGAAACTTGAACTATTAAAAACTGCACAAGAACAAGCAAAACAAGCACTTGCTGATGGAAAAATCGGACAGGATCAATACGACGCATTAACACGTGAAGTACTGAAGTGTGAAAATCAACTGAAATCACTTCAACAACAAGCAAACAAATCTGCTCAAGAACTTAAAAAAATAAGTGATTCTGCAATGAAAGTCAGCGAGTCAACTGGAAAAATCGGCTCAAAAATGACAAAGGCAGTTACTGCACCAATCGTCGGTATGGGAGCATTGGTGACGAAATTCGCAGCAGACTTCGATACAGCGATGGTTGGAGTTGCAAAAACAGTCGACATGAGCGATGAAGAATTCAAACAGATGTCAGACTCAATACGTCAAATGGCAAAAGAAATGCCAGCGAGTGCTGAAGAAATTGCAGGAGTTGCAGAAGCAGCAGGACAGTTAGGAATCAAGAAAGAAAACATTCTTGACTTCACTAAAACCATGATTGACATGGGTGAGACTACAAACTTAACAGCAGATGAAGCAGCAAACGCATTTGCCCGATTTGCAAACATTACACAACTTCCACAAAGTAAATTCAAAAACTTAGGTAGTGTTGTTGTAGACCTTGGAAATAACATGGCGACTACTGAAAAAGAAATTGTCAACATGGGAATGCGACTTGCGGGAGCAGGAAGTCAAGTAGGACTTACACAAGCTGAAATCATGGGACTTGCAGCTGCAATGTCCTCAGTAGGTATTGAAGCTGAAGCAGGTGGCTCTGCGATGAGTACGACAATGTCAAAAATCAATTCAGCTGTAGTCGGCTCAACTGCTGCATATAATGCATTTAATGAGGAAATGAAAGGCGTCGGAGTTACTTACGATGATGTTGCAAGAGCAGTTGAACAAGGTGGTGCTGCACTTGAAAATATGTCTAAAAAAACAGGATACTCCACAAAAGGATTAAAAGAACTTACGAAAGAAATCGGCGGAGGAATCAACACACTTAACGGCTTTGCGATGGTTGCGGGTATGAGTGCTGATGAATTCGCAAAGAAATGGAAAGAAAAACCGACTGAAGCTATCACAGCATTCGTAAAAGGATTGAAAAAAGTTCAAGAAAATGGTGGCGATGTTACTGGGACACTGAGAGACTTGGGTATTAACGGACTTCGTGAAGTCGATACGCTAAAAAGACTTAGTGGTGCTGGAGACTTGCTTGGAGAAGCATTTCAAAGGTCAAATCAAGCTTTTAAGGAAAACACAGCACTTGGCAACGAAGCGGCAAAAAGGTATGAGTCATTCGGTGCGAAGATGGACATTTTTAAGAACAAAGTCAAGGACGCAGGAATCAGCTTAGGTCAAGCATTACTTCCTGCTGTAACAAAAGTAGTTGAAGGATTGGGTAAACTTGCAGACAAATTCTCAAGTATGTCACCTGCGACACAAAAAGTGATTTTAGTGTTTGCTGGACTTGCAGCTGCGATCGGTCCACTTTTACTTGTAATATCAAAAGTTGCAGCAGTAATCGGAACAGTCACAGGAGCAATGGCAATTATGGCAGGCGGAGCAACTGCTGGGGCAACACCGGCAATGATAGGACTTGCAGGTGTGATGACGAAGCTTGGAGCAGTATTCGCAGCAATAAAAGGTGCTGTAATTGCATTTGCAGGAACTTTGGGACTTCCCGTTGCAGGTGTAGTCGCCATCGGAGCGGCAGTTGCTGCACTGGTAGTTGTAGTTGTAAAGCATTGGGATACGATAAAAGCGAAGACGGTCGAAATATTCGGAGCAATTAAGGAATTCATACTTAAAGTTTGGAACGGAGTGTCAGAGGCTTGGAATACGTATTGGCAAGGAGTATGGAACAGTATTTCAAGATTGTGGAAGAGTTTTATTCAAACAGTCAAACCAATTTGGGAACCAATCAAGAATGTTTTCAAGTTTTTATGGGAAGCAATAAAAGAAATATTCAATGTCGGTTGGCAATTGACATCAGCACCAATCAAGTTAGCTTGGCAAGTATTTATAGCACTTGCAAAGACTGTATTTGAAGGACTCAAACAAGTATTCAAGACAGTGTGGGAAGCAATCAAAAACATCACAATGACCGTGTGGAACGCCATCAAGAACTTCTTAACACCAATTTGGAATGGAATCAAAAGTGTTGCAACTACAGTATTCAACGCTATCAAATCAGTAATCACTACGATTTGGAATAACTTGAAATCAGTAACATCAAGTGTTTGGAACTCAATAAAAGGTGTGTTGTCAGGCATATTCAATTCGATTAAAAGTGTAGCAACAAGTGCTTTTAATTCGATAAAATCAGTAATTACAAGTGTATGGAACGCTGTGAAGAGTACAACATCAAGTATTTGGAATGGCATTAAGTCTGTTGTTACAAGCATTGTTAATTCGATGAAAGGCACAATTACAAGTGTATTTAATTCGATAAAGTCTGTAACTTCAAGTATTTGGAATGGTATTAAAAACGCAATCGCAACACCAATCAACGCTGTTGTGGGAGTTGTAAGAAATGCTATAAACAGAATGAAAAGTATACTGAATATTCATTTACCAACACCACGATTGAAACTTCCACATCCTAGAGTGAGTGGTCGATTTAGTTTGAATCCACCACAAGTGCCACATTTTAGTATTGATTGGTACGATAAAGGTGGTATTTTTAGCAGTCCAACCGTAATCGGGGTCGGTGAAAAGCGTCCTGAGTTTGTCGGTGCATTAGACGACTTGAAAGGCATTGTTGCTGAAGTAATCGATACGAGAATGAATAAACAACAAATGGCAACAGATACTGGATTCACAATCACTATACAAAATATGGAAGTTAGAAATGATTCAGACATCGAACGAATCGCACAACAACTACACAGATTGATGAAAAAAGAGCAAAGGGGAAGATAGATGATACTAAAAAAGAAAATATTAATAGACGATAAACAACTCAACAGAAAAGTTATTGTCGAAAAAGTTGAAAGGACAGTACTTCCCACTCTTGAATTCGAAAGTTATCAAGCGATGGGAGATGGACTGTATTTATCCGATACACGAAAAAGAGAAAGTCTTATATCAGTGAGACTCAGAATAATGAGTCGTGATGAACGAGAAAAAATCAAAATTCGTGATGAGATAATGCAAGCACTGAATAAACGAGGATATATAAAGCTTGAAATCAGAGGAGAGTTCCCTCAAACAAGATACGACATGTGCAAACTGAAATCAAGTGGAAAAGAAGAGTACACACGTTATTATGGGTTGATGGAGTTAGAGTTCATCAATCCGTTTGGTGTGATGTTCGGACTTGAAAAAGAGCTAACATACTCAAGTACTAGAGGAATTCAGTATTTGTGTACAAGTGAGATATATCCTCAAATTGTGTTGAGTCCGTCCTCAACAGATTTTACGCTTGAAAACAAATCTGCTGGATCAAAAATTCATATGATTACAAGTAACAAAATCGATAAAGTTATGATTGATTTAGATAAAAAGTTCATATACATCTACACAAGCGACGAGCAAATAGAAAAAGAATCACTGATGAGATTTTTAACTCTTGACAGTGATTTTTTTAATATCAAAAATCATGACGAACTAAAACTCACAAACTGCACGATACAAAAAGCGACATACGTTGAGAGGTGGTTGTAAATGCTGAAATTACTTGATAATACAGAAAAAATAAAAAGAGAAATCGAAACACTTGGAGATCCATGTTGGCACGAAAAATTAAACGGCTTGAACGTGCTTGAATTCACCACACTTGACAGAGATATAAAAAACAAAGACAGAGTTGTATTTCAAGACGAACTAGGTATTTGGCATGAGTTCATCGTTGAAAGCATAGACGACACTCACGAAGATGTGTTTGTTTATTGTGAGGACAGCTTTTACGAGACACGTGGAGACTATATTGACGATAGACGTTTTGTGAATGCAAACTTCTCAACAGTGGCAGATGCTGTGATGTCATATACGAGATGGAAACTCAAAATTGTTGACGATATCGGTACAGGAACAGTCAATTTCTATCATACAGACGTGAAGACTGCTGTATTTGAAGATATGCAAAACAAATTCAACTTTGAGATTAAAACATATGTTGAAATAACAAATTCTAGAATATCTCAAAGAGTCATTGAACTTCGAAAACAACGTGGACACGATAACGGCAAGAGATTCACATACGATAAAGACATAGATTCAATATCAAGAACAATCGATAGTACAGAATTCTGCACAGCACTATACGCATATGGAAAAGGCGAAGAAACAGAAAACGGCGGATATGGAAGAAGAATAGACTTAGCACAAGTCAACGATGGAAAAAAATATGTAGAAAACACAAAAGCAAAAGAGCAATTCGGAAAGTACGTCAATGGGAAAAGAGAGCACATCTTTGGAACATACATTTTTGAAGACATTGATGACAGAAAAAAATTACTAGAACAAGCAAAAGCAAAACTTGAAGAACTATCAGAATTCAAAGTCACATACAAGTGTGATGTACTTGTGTTGAATAAATTACTAGAAGACAGGCAACACGAGGGAATCGAATTAGGAGACACTGTTGCAATAATTGACAAAGACATCAACATCAGAATTCGTGCAAGAGTCGTTGAAAGAAAAAGCTATTTGAACTCAACAAAAGCAGATGAGATTGTGTTGGGAAACTTCATTGAAGATTACGCGACACAACAAGCAAAAATCAAAAGTGACTTAAAATCTATAAGCAACACAATCAATGAGCAAGGTCAAGCAATAACTGATTTAAAAAACTTTGACTTTTATGCAAGCATCGTGCAAGAGTTAAACGACAGAATTAATGCAACTGGTGGGTATGTGTACATCTCAAAAGACGGGCAAGGACTTATCACATACGATAAACCAATCGACAAGAATCCCGCGAAAGCGATTCAGCTGAAAGGTGGAGCAATACGAATTGCAAACTCAAAGAAAAGTGATGGAAGCTGGAACTGGACGACGTTTGGGACTGGTGATGGATTTACAGCAGATGTAATCAATGCTGGAACACTCAATGCAAATCTTGTCCGTACAGGAATATTACAAGACAAAAACGCAAAAAGCTTCTTGAACCTTGACACAGGAGAATTCAATTTCGGAGATATCATAAAATCAGTTGACGGAAGAAGTATTGTAGAGGGGTCAGCGATTGATGAAATCGACGGTGACAAAATCATAAGTGGCACAGTGTCTGAGGGAAAAATCAAAGATGGTGCAATCACTAATGACAAGATTGGCTACAAAGCTATAAGCAATTCAAAGATACAAGATAACGCAGTTAGTAATTCAAAAATTGCAGAAAATGCGATCGATGGTGACAAGATACAGTCAAACTCAATATCGAAAAGTAAGATACAAGACAATGCGATTGATGGTGACAAGATCGCACAAAATGCAGTCCGTGGAGTACACATACAAAACGCAGCGATTACAAATGCAAAAATTGATAATGGTGCTGTCACAAACTTAAAAATAGCAAACAGTGCGATAGACCGTGCAAAAATCAAGGACGGTGAAATCACAAACGCAAAAATAGCGAGTGCTGCAATCGATAGAACAAAGATTGAGGACGGAGAAATCACGAATGCTAAGATTGCAAACGGCTCAATAACTAACGCTAAAATCGGTTATGGTGCGATTGGGAAAGCTGAAATACAAGATGGAGCTATAACTAATGCGAAGATTGAGAACGGTGCAATAACTAACGCTAAAATTGGTTATGGTGCAATAGATAGTGCTGAAATCAAAGACGGTGCAATTACGAATGCGAAAATCAAAGATGCTTCGATTACAAATGCAAAAATCGGATACGGAGCAATAGGTACAGCTGAAATACAAGACGCTGCGATTACAAGTGCAAAAATAAGCAGTCTGAGTGCGGATAAAATCAACGGTGGAACAATAAACGCTCAGTACATCAATGTTGATAACTTGAACGCAAGTAACATCAATAGAGGAGCTCTGAACGGAAATGGTTTCTACTGTGGTGTTGGTAGTAACGCTGGAACTGCACAATTCACAGGAAATTCTGTCAATTTTGGAGCGAATTCAAGTTATGTAAGGATTCGTGATACAGGCGGTCGTGGTGAGGTTAAAATCAACGGAACAGTTGCAGCAGTTGGGGCTGGATATTTCTACGAGTTGAACTCAGGTGGCTTGTATTTGGATAGTGCTGGATACAGAAAGATAAGAGGCACATCAGAAGGAGTTGACTGCAACACAAACTTTATTGTTAATGGGGCTATAAGTGCTACTAAATTCATACAATGTAGCGATGTTATGTACTGCAACAGAATCACAGTAAGTGGAAAGACGATAATCTTCGAAAAGGGTGGAGGATTGCATTGGGAAGAACTATAGAAAGGAAAAAGAAATGAAACAAAACTTAAACGTGAGAATTAACGGAACGAACTTCAGACCTGGAAACAAATTAGGAATCGGATTTGAACTGGAATCGGGAAACAGGGAAGTGTTTTTATCAGGAAGTATCGCGACAGATGTAAAAAAAGGACAAGAAGCATTCTTCAATCAAACAGCACACTTGCTTGTACTTGAAGAATTAGCAAAAGTGTTGACAGAAGACAACGGAGAAAAAGGAAGTATTGCAGTAACAGAAGTTAAGAGCGAACTTGAAAAACAAATAAAAGAAAAGGACGAAAGAATAACAGCACTTGAAAATCAAGTGACAGAATTGTTGTTGATGTTTACAAACGAAGAAGCGGAAGAAACAACAGAAACGAAAGAAAACACAGACGAAACACACGCATAGAAAGGAGCTTATCTATGAAAGAAAAATCAGTATTAGTCAAAATGCTTGCTGAAAAAGTAATCAAGGGTGAAGTTAAGATTGAAGAAATCGGAAATAGATTGAACTTCAGACAGAGAACTATCGCTTATGTTGAATACTTGAAAACACTTGAAAACAAAGGACAAGAGGTGTAGTTTATGAACTTCAACGAAATTGGACTTAAAGACTTAGTGCTTGATTTTGATAGCAACGACTTACAAGATATCACAATCGTGCAAGGTGACACAAAAACGAGAGGATTTAAAGTTTTAGTATCAACAAACAACGGCGAAATAATCAAGGCATCAAGCAACTACGAAATGCGACTATACGGGGTAAACTCTAATTATCCCGATAAGTCTTTTTTCACTAGAGGCGTAATTGATGGCGATTTCTACAAGGTGTATATCAGTACAGACATGGCATCAAAATCTGGAAAACTACAACTACAACTTGCATTGTTTGAGGGCACAAACGCACTGATACAATCACGTATCAAAGAGGTTGATGTATATAGGAGTATCGCAAATGGTGGAAATATCGGCAGAGACTTGGTTGTCGACTTTGGAAAACTGAACAAAGTAGTTGAGATTGCGGAAAAACAACAAAAGAAATTTGAAGAAAGTTTAGTTAGACAACAAGCTGTAGAAAGCAAAATCAGTCAAAAGCACACAGAAGTAGTACAAATCAGAGACGGACTAAAAGATGTACTGACTACAGAAAATGCACGTGTAGAAGCAGAGAAAAAGAGAGATTTTGGTGAAAAAATAAGGGTAAGCCAAGAATACGCACGACAATCAAACGAAGATACACGACAAGCAAATGAAAGTACACGTCAATCAGAGGAACAAAAAAGAATAACTGCTGAAACAAACAGAAGTTCTGCTGAAACAAAAAGAGACAATGCAGAAAAAATTAGAGTTGAGAACGAAAACAAAAGAATAACTGCTGAAAATACACGTGCTGAAAATGATACACAATACAACAAAAACGAAGCAACAAGACAGTCACAAGAACAGTCAAGAGTCGATGCAGAAAGCAAAAGAACGACATCAGAGGAAAAAAGAGAACAATCTGAACAAACTAGAAGCACAAAAGAGACTGAACGACAAAAAGCTGAGCAAACACGTCAATCAAACGAAAGCACACGTAAACAACAAGAGAATTCACGTGTAGAAGCTGAAAAAAAGAGAAAAAATACATTCGATACATGGGATAAAACTATGAAAAAGGCGATAGAAACTGAACATTTGCATATTGCATATGCTGATAGTGAAGATGGGTCTTTGAATTTTAGCAAGGAAGAAGCGAATAGAAAATATATAGGTCAATATATTGATTATGAAGAAAAGGGGTCTGACGATTATAAAAAATACAAGTGGAGTTTGATAAAAGGTGCTGACGGAAGTAACTTCACATGGAACTTGCTGAAAAAGTCGAATGTAAAAGTTGAAAATGCTAACTACTTTATTGCTATGTATGATTTAGCAGAAAAGCCTGTTGTCGGCGAAACTTATACTTGTACAGTGTGGGGAAATCTCGCAAAAGAAAAAAAATCATTTAATATTCGTAACTCAGGTCTCTATATTGATTTAGGTGACTTGATAAAGATTAAAGATGGAGTTTATCAGAGGACTTTTAAATGGATTAATTCCACAAAATTACCTGATGGTGGCAATATGACAGTAGATGATATTGGATTACTTGTTTATGCGTCATCCAATAATATTATAGGTTTTACTTCTAGAATCGACAAAATCAAGTTAGAAAAGGGAACTAATGTAAATGCAGAATGGTCGCCCGCTATAAGTGATATAACTGATTTACAAACGACACTAGACAAAAAAGTTAGCAGCGACACCGTCAAAAACATCGCTATAATCGAAAAAGGAGCAAGCACGACAAGCATACCAGCTAACACACTCATTTTTGAAAAGGAGTAGGATATGGCGAAGTATAAGTATGATGTGTATGAGACGCACACAATCGCGGGTACTGGAAGAACTGAATATTCAAAAAAATTCAATAATGAAACTTTAACAAAAGCGTACTACAAAGACTCACAAAATGTGATTAGAAAGCTGAGCAAAGCGTACTTCAAAGACATCAACGGGAACATAAAAAGACTAATCTAAAAGGAGGACAAATGGAAGATTTAAGATGTTTGATTTCAGAGAATAGTAGCAAAATAACTGAGTTACAGTCAGAACTCTCAAGGCAGGACTACTCAATACAACTAATGCAAAAAGACTATGAGTACATGAAAAAAGGACTAGACAATATAGAAAAGCAAACGGAATCTAATTTCAATGTGTTATCGTCAAAGCTTGATGATATCTACAATTCAAAAGACGAAGAAAGAAAAAAACAACTTGAAGAAATAAAAGATTTAAAAAATTATGTAGTCAAAACAGTTATTGGGATTGGAATAGGAGCACTTCTTTTATACGTGTTCCCGTTTTTGAAGTAGGAGGTGTAAAAATGATAAAAATAATGTTAGACGCAGGACACGGTGCAGGACGTGATTTTAACCGTGGCTCAGTAATCGGTAATGAGGGGGACAATAACTATAAATATTCATTAGTACTCAAACGTGAACTTGAAAAATACGGTTTTTATGTTGGAACTACAAGAAACAGTATTACTGATAATCCGTCTTTATCACAAAGAGGAAATAAGGCACAGGGATATGATTTATTTATATCTTTGCACTCAAATGCGGCGAGTTCAAGCGTAAGAGGTATTGAAATATACGGAGACATCAACGCTAACAGTCCTCAGTTGATGAAGAATTTATGCAATAATATCTCACGTGCAATCGGCACTAAGAACAGAGGTGTACGTTGGAGAACAAGAAATCCCGAACGTTTTTATGTACAACCAACATCACCAGGTGGCAGTAACTACTATGGTGTATTGTACTCAAATAAAGCGAAGTTGGGAATGTTGATAGAACACGTATTCCATACAAATAGAGAAGATTGCAAGTTGTATGTAGAAAAACGTAAAGAAATTGCACAGGCGACAGCAGACACAATAGCACAATTCTACGGACTTAAAAAGATAAACAGACCTCAAACAAAAGTGAAAGGAGTATCTAAATTGGAATTGACAAAAGAGCAAAAAGATAGTGTTAAAAACACCGTTGTGACGTACCTAGACGAAGAATATCAAAAAGCGTATATAATTGCACAAGAGCATAAGGCACTACTTGCACCAGCACCGTTCAACTATGATTTTGGTAGAATGGTGAAAAGTGGAGATACGATTATCGCAGTTGGAGGTGACCATTTAGGCAAAATCGAGGGCAAGAGTTATGGCTTGACTGGATATGCAACATATCACGTTAAATCAACTGATAAGGCAGAAGATTTCAACAAAGATAGAAGTAAGTTTTTGGTGAGGAAATAATAATGAACGATACAACAAATATTTTAATGGTGCCACTAATCATCGGACTACTTGAAGTAATTAAAAGAGCAGAGGTTGTTAACACAAAATATATACCACTAATCTCGGTTTTGATTGGTGGTATTCTTGGAGTTACAGCAAATGGTATAAACACAAACGGAGTATTGCTTGGAATAACTTATGGCTTATCAGCAACAGGCTTGTATACAAGTGTAAAAAAATATTCTGATGCAAATGAAGAATAAAGTTCAAAAAGACTGTTTGTGATATAATATAAGCATACAAACTTTATACGGTTTAACTAAAAGTGTGACTGAAGAACCAGT